CGACAGCAGTTTTGGCGTGTCCTTCGGCTTCTGTGTTTAACCTAATAACCGAATGAGTGACAACCCGTTAAGCTTTTTGAGCTGGCGGGTGTTTTTGTTGGGACTACACACGCTCCCCGTTCAGGGGAGATGTGTATGTCCATACAGTATGTGAGAAGAAAATATGTCAGTTTATAAATCAAAACGTGGTACAAGTGCGGTTCAATATGTAGAAACTGCGAGACAATTACAGATTTATACAATCAGCAACTGTGTGAAGTTTCCAAAACGATACACATATCTGGTTGTAAATAAAATTGCATCTCTTGCAGAAGATATTGATACGCATGTGCGCTTGGCAGAAGCTATTTTGCCAACAAATGAACACGAGTTTCAAACTCGCCGTGACCTTTTGAACACGGCGTTTGGTCTACTTAACAGTTTGGATGATAAATTGCAACTTATGTATGACATTGTAAAGAAAAATCCAAATTGGAGTATAGAATTCAAATGGCTTTCAAATGCAATGCTTGAATGGGGAAGGCTGATCCAAAAGGAAAAGACATTGATCGTTGGAGTAAAGAAAGCCGATAGAAGAAGATTTAGCAGATTTTCTGATGAAGAGGATGAAATCAGTCATGTAACAGAATAAGCATTTGGCTTTTTCTTGGGTCAAACCTCGTTCCTGTTTCGTTGTGTCTTGGGGCTGCGTTGCGTGGTTCAGCCAATAACTGGTGGGAGCGTTCTCCTAATTCCAGCAACTCCACGAATTTCTGTAATGTTAACAGCAACGGCAACGCCAACAATAACAACGCCAACAACAGTAATGGCGTGTCCTTCGGATTCTGCGGGATATAGTCAATCAAAGTAACCTATAAGGCGAAATTCGTACTTCCGCTGAAGGGAGGTTTGTTCCCGTGGCTTTATAAAGCCCAAAACTGTGTGCCGATAATCTACACCGGACGCTGCTTGCATGGTCGGTGATGGCGTGATAACCGATTTCATGGTGGCAGGTTTAAGCAGTTAGAACACACGCTCTATAATTTTACTGTACGGCACACCATTTTATATTCAAAGAAAAGAGTGATAGTGACGACAAGCGAAGAACGCAAGGAAGCACGATACCACAGAAGAAGATTGGCACGACAAGCAAAACGAGACGCACTAAGTTCAAAATGTGGGGATTTTGAAAGTGTGTTTTCTTTTGAGCATTTGTATAATTCTGCAAAGAATTGCGCCAAAGGGGTGTCATGGAAAAATAGTGTACAGAACTATATGAGTCGTTTGAATGCCAATATTGCAGATACGCACGATAAATTGATGACTGATAAGTTTCGTACAAAGGGATTTCACGAATTCGATCTCATTGAGCGTGGAAAGTTACGACATATTAAGAGTGTGCATATATCAGAACGTGTTGTGCAACGATGTTTATGTGATTATATTTTAGTAGAAGTGTTTTCAAATTCTTTCATTTATGATAATGCTGCAAGTCTGAAAGGCAAAGGAATAGACTTTGCGATGGATCGTGTAGATGCACATTTGCATCGTTATTACCATAAGTACGGAACTAAAGGCGTTAATTCTGGAGCTGTCTTACTTGCTGATTTTTCTGACTTCTTCAACAGCTCTCCGCATAGCGTAATTTATTATGAGGGAGAGCGCAGAATAAAAGACGCTCGTATCAGAAAGTTAGCCAATGGTTTTATGGAGGATTTTGGCGACACTGGATTTGGTCTTGGTAGTCAGGTTTCTCAAATTGATGCGTTAATGGTGGCAAGTCCACTTGACCACTTTATAAAAGAGAAACTTAGAATCAAGTATTATGGACGTTACATGGACGATCTGTACTTAATTCATCAAGACCCAGATTATTTGCGATATTGTATGTCAGAGATTGAAAATAAATGCAGAGAACTTGGCTTAAATCTCAATAAGAAGAAAACCCGTATAGTACCATTGAGAACTGGATTCAAATTCCTAAAAACAAAGTTTACATTGACGGATAGCGGTAAGGTTATTAGAAAGATGAACAGAAGCTCTCCGACAAGAATGAAACGCAAGTTGATAAAATTTAGGAAATGGGTGGATAGTGGGCGATTTACATATGAAGATGTGAACACGGCTTATCAAAGTTGGTGTGGACATATGAAAAGAGGCAATAGCACTATGGTATTGAGAAGAATGAACAAGATATACAATAATTTGTTTCAGGATGTAAGAAATGCGAAAGTGTAATCGCAAGGTATAGAATAATTGGATGTAGTGTTATGAACGAAAGAAAAATATGGAATTATTTTCATGATAAAGGATTGAATGATTATGGCATTGCAGGACTGATGGGCAATTTGTATGCGGAATCTGGCCTAATGCCAAACAACCTCCAGAACACCGGCAATAAGAAACTTGGCATGACGGACGATGCGTATGTATCTGCTGTTGATAGCGGAAAGTACACAAACTTTGTCTTTGACAAACAAGGATTTGGCCTTGTACAATGGACATTTTGGAGCAGAAAAGAAAATCTTTTAACATTTGCACGGGCTGCTGGCAAGTCGATTGGTGACTTGGATATGCAGCTCGATTTTTTATGGAAAGAGCTTTCGGAAAGCTACAAATCTGTTTTGCAAACGCTGAAAACCGCGTCATCCGTTTTGGAAGCGTCCAATGCCGTGCTGTTGAAGTTCGAGCGGCCTGCGGATCAAAGCGAGGCCGTACAGAGGAAACGTGCTGGGTTCGGTCAGAAATATTATGACCAGTTTGCCCAGACAGTGCAGAAAGGAGGGAGTGTTGTTATGAGCAACAGCCCACTTATAAGCTACACGAAGATCTCACCAAATAAAACAAGTCCGCGAAACCATGAGATCGACACAATCTCCATTCATTGTGTAGTAGGCCAATGTACGGTTGAAACACTTGGAGACATTTTCGCACCATCTTCCAAACAAGCATCGTCAAACTACGGTGTTGGTAAGGATGGCCGTATTGGTATGTATGTAGAAGAGAAAGATCAATCATGGTGTACTTCTTCAGATTCAAACGACCATCGAGCAATTACTATTGAGGTTGCAAGTGATACCACACATCCATATGCAGTGACTGAGGCGGCATATGAAGGTTTGATTAAACTGCTTGTTGATATTTGTCAGCGGAACCCAGGCATTAAACATCTGAAATGGGAAGGCGACAAAAACCTGATTGGTCAGGTAGACAAGCAGAATATGACCGTACACCGTTGGTTTGCAAACAAGGCTTGCCCAGGCGATTACCTTTACAATCGTCATGGCGAGATTGCTGCAGAAGTAAATAGAAGAATTGATGCTTTGGAAGGAACGGAGGTTGAAGATTTCATGACAGATCCAAAGAAATTTGAAGAGGCTTGGTTGGAGTACAGAAAGACCTTGCAAGATAACGATGCAGGCCAATATAGCGAGGAAGCAAGAAAATGGGCTGTCAATGTTGGTCTGATTGCTGGTAACGGCACAACCATCAATGGACAACCCAACTGTATGTGGCAAGATTTTCTGTCACGCGAACAGTTTGTGACCGTTTTGTATCGTTTTGCACAAATGATGGGCAAGGCGTGATGAAATTGTTCGGCACACAGGGAACACGAGTTGCGAAAAAGCCGCAGAAGCGCAAGAAGAAATCTCGCGTACTGAAGCACATGAAAAGTTTGGGCTTCACAAATCGGCTTGCGGTATATATTCTGCTGTTTTTAGCTGCTGGTCTTGCCGGCGGCTTTTATCTTGCTCTGAAAAGTATTTCCTACGGTTATACTGGCGCTCTGATGTGCTGGACAGTTGTATTTACGCCCATCGGAACCGCTGTGAGCATTGCAATCAGCAGAGTTGTTGAAAAGAACAGAGACGAAAATACAAGCGCCTCTGGGGACGGGATTACCTATGCCTCCGCTATGGCAAAGGGATTTGTCCAGGAGGAAGAAAATGACGAGGGTGAAGAAAGCCCCGCAATTTAATTGAAAGTAACAGTAGTCTGCCGGCTGCTGTTCTTTTTTTTGAACATAAGGAGGAAATAGGTATGGAAATGGAATGGGTAAAACTTGCACTTGCCATCATTTCTGGCTTAGCCACCGCTATTCCGCTGGTCATTAAGCTGGTCGAGTATGTCCAGAAAGCCACAAAGGAAAAGAACTGGAACAAGATGCTTGATCTGGTAATTGACCTTATGGAAGAGGCAGAAGCTAAGTTTGCAGAAGGTGCAGATCGTAAAGAGTGGGTACTTGCTATGGTTAAGGCTTCAGCAGATACAATCAACTACGATGTTGATATCGAGGCTGTAGGTGCTATGATCGATAGCTTGTGCGATATGAGTAAGGTTGTAAACGCAACCGATTCCAACACCTAACTTAGTACAAAGGTCGGGTGTTGAGGAATGCTTAACTACATTGAATACTTGAATGTACCAACTACGGTAGCGATTGCGATTGTTGCTGCATTTCTCATCATGCAGATTGTTGGAGAGATGTTAGAATTTAAGGGTAAGGTTGTGCCTGAATTTCTGAAAGTCCGCAAGTATTTTTCTCGCAAAAAGGCTGAGAAGGCTGAGAACATGCAGACCTTGAAAGAGGTAAGACAGCTTCTTATGGAGCGGGAGGAAAATGCAGAAACGCTAAAAGAAGTCAAACAGCTTCTTAGTGAAGTCAATGGGCATTACTCTGAGGACAATATCACAAAACGAAATAACTGGATGACTTGGGTAAATGACAGAGCAGAGATATACGATAAGTCAATCATTGAGATCAGTAAGAACCTACGTGATGTTACACAGGCTTTAAGGGACAATACGAAACTGACAGAAGAAATGTTTATCCAGAACAGCAGAGATAGGATTATTGACTTTGCTACCAAGGTGGCAGACGACGAAGCTGTGGTGTCAAGAGAAGAGTTCAATAGGATCTTCAAAGTATATGACAAGTATGAAAAATATCTTGATGAGCATGATCTGACCAATGGCGAAGTCGATGTTGCTATCCGTATTATTCGGGAAGCATACGAGCATCGTATAAGAAAGCATTTGTTCATTGAAGATGTTCGTGGCTATGAAAGCTTAATAGCTTAGGGAGAGGTGTATTTGCGCTTCTCCCTATTTTTTCGTTATAAGAAATTTGACAAGCGAATATCGGTGATATATAATAAAGTGTCTTTTAATGTTTTTGGGGCGATTATGGCGAAGTCGATGCTGCTGAGCTTTGCTATTATGATTTTACCACAAATCTTACCACATTTGCCCCTCATGTGACAGAGCTTGACGGAGCATGACGGAGAATAAAAGTTATGAAAAGTGTTGGAAATACTGCTGGACAGAACATAACAGAAGCAGACAGAACTCATCGAGTAAAGTTCCCCACCATGAAGCCTCTGGAAAACTAATCTCTAAAAATATTAAAAACACCGCTATTCTTGATGAAATGGCGGTGTTTTTACACAAAAAAGTTGATAAAAAATAAGCG